TACCAAACTCCAGCAGAACCTGGATTGGCTAAATGGAGATTTTCAGGTGTATATCCTGTAATGAAGTTAAAACTTGATAAGGCAAGTGATGGTCCCTCTATTGATCAAATGGTTGATGCATCAAAGCAATTTGTAAATATTGAAGCAGCACGAACTGCAGCAAGAATACAAAAGACTTATAGGCAATTCCAAGGACTTAGAGAAGAGAATAAAGAAGATAAGATTCCTAAATGTCCAGAAGGACAATATTATGATCGTCTTCGACAGAAATGTGTTATGATGCCACCCAAATATGGAGGAAGATATTGGGGTGGATCATATCATAAACCTCATCAGAACGGAAATGGAAATGGCAACGGTAACGGCAATGGATCCCATAACGGGAATGGAAATAGTAATGGCAATGGTGGCCATGGCAATGGTGGCAACGGTAACGGTGGTGGTGGCAATGGTGGAGGGAAATAATGCCAAGACAAATTGAAAACAGAAATTTTCTAGCACCTACTGGGTTTAAATTTACTTTAGTAAAATCTCCTAAAGTTGCATTTTTTTGCAATCAAGCAAATATACCAGATCTTACACTTGGTACTGCAGTTCAACCTACGTACCTAAAAGATATCGATCAACCAGGCGATAAACTGGTTTTTGGTGATTTAAGTCTTCAATTTCTTGTTGATGAAGATCTTAAAAATTATATGGAAATTCAAAATTGGTTAAGAGGATTAGGATTTCCAGAAAATATTAATGAAATAAGAGAATTACAAAGAACTGGAAATGCAGCTTTAGATATAGGAACCAGATCCATGGAAAACGTTTTTTCTGATGGAACACTACAAATACTATCAAGTAGTATGGTTGCTAAATTCCAAGTAAAATTTAGACAAATGTTCCCATATTCCTTGACAACTTTGGATTTTGATGCTACAGCTACTGATATAGACTACTTTACAGCAAACGTGAGTTTTAAATATCTTATCTACGAAATAACTGATTTAGAAGGAACACCGCTTAAATCTGATTTTTAAATGACAATTACTCTTGATAAACTTCAAGAGATGTGGGAAAGAGATTCAGATATAGACCGAGACAATCTACATGAAGAATCATTGAAGATCCCATCTCTTCATGCAAAATACTTTGAGTTATATAATACAATATTCCTCTTAAGAAAAAAGGCTGAACAACAGCGTAAGAATATCCGTCACGAGAGATATGAATACTTCTCTGGTAAGGCGGACCCAGAGGTCTATGTAGAGAATCCTTTTCCAAAGAAGATAAGGGATAAAGACACGATGACCAAATATTTGGATGCTGATGAGAAACTTTCTAATACATCTCTTAAGATAGATTACTATGATACGATGTTAGTTTATCTTGAAAGTATCCTTAAGGTAATACAGAATAGAACATATCAGATCAAAAATGCTATTGAGTTTATGAGATTCCAATCTGGATTGGGATAATGATTAAAGAACCAAAAATTATTCTTAATAATGTTTTTTCTAAAGAACATAGAAAAAAACTTATAGAAGATTGTGAACCTTTATTACTCGGAAAAGAACAGTTACAAAATAGATTTAACCAGTCATTTCCACCTAGTAAACAAACACCAGGATCATTACATATACATCCTAAATTTCAGCATACTTGCTATTGTCTTTCAGTAATACTTAAAAAAAAGTTTAGTCCAAATTTATATGTTGAAAATGCTTGGATAAATTGGAATAGTGGAAAAAAAGATGAAATGTGTTGGCACAATCATGCATATGTTCCATATTTTTGTATATATTATATAAAAACAACTCGCTTTATAAACAATGGAACTATGTATATGAAAAATGGAAGTGAATATTTTTTTAGGTCTAAATCAAATAGTATGGTAATTTTTCCTGGTGCAATGTATCATTCAGTTCCATCTTATTCACTTCCTTTTAAAAGATATACTCTTGCAATGGATTTAAATATCTTTTGAAGTAATAATAAATACTCATAGATGTATGGGTTCCCTTGATTAATACACATAATGCTGATGTTGTTATAGGTAAAAAGAATGAAGTTTTCCTCCAAATACGTGCAGAGCCCCACGTCTTTATGGAACTATCAGATCACTTCACGTTCGACGTGGACGGTGCAAAGTTTATGCCTCAATACCGTAACAAGTATTGGGATGGTAAAATCAGATTGTTCTCTACAGCAACAGGAGAAATTTACTGCGGACTCTTAGATAAGATTGTAAGCTTTTGTAATAGGTTTGGATATACTTATTTCTTTGAAGAGAACAAATATTTTGGACAACCATTTGAAGTTAATGATTTAATTTCTTATGAAGGTGTTAAGCAATATATGACTGCTATCTCTAGACATAAACCTAGAGATTATCAGATTGATGGAGTATATGATGCCTTGAAGCATAATAGAAGGCTATTGATATCTCCCACTGCATCCGGCAAATCACTGATGATTTACGCTCTAGTAAGATACTACACAGATAGGCACGAAAAAATATTATTAGTTGTTCCCACGACATCTCTTGTAGAGCAGATGTACAAAGATTTTCAGGATTATGGTTGGGATTCTGAGTCATATTGCCACCGTATCTATGCAGGAAAAGAAAAAGAAACTAACAAACCAATAGTTATAACAACTTGGCAATCTATCTATAAGTTAGATAAGAAATGGTTTGAGAAGTTTGGTGTTGTAATTGGTGATGAAGCTCATCAATTTAAGTCTAAATCTCTAATTCAGATCATGACCAAATTACATACTGCTAAACATAGGTTTGGATTCACTGGAACTTTAGATGGCACACAGACGCATAAATGGGTCTTAGAGGGACTATTTGGACCATCATATAAGATTGTTAGAACAAAGGAATTACAAGAGAAAGGTTATCTTTCCAAGTTAGATATTACTTGTTTAGTGCTCAAACATCCTCCACAAAAGTTTGATGTATATGAAGATGAAATTCAATATTTAATATCACATACACAAAGAAATGATTTCATTAGTAAATTAACTTTAGACTTAAAAGGTAATACACTAGTGTTATACAGTAGAGTAGAAACACATGGTGCAATACTTTTTGAAAAGATAAATAGTTTCAAGCGAGGTGATAGAAAGGTATTCTTTATTCACGGTGGTGTTGATGCTGAAGAAAGAGAAAAGGTAAGAGAAATTACTGAAAAAGAAAACAATGCAGTAATCGTTGCATCTTACGGGACATTCTCAACTGGTATAAACATTAGAAATTTACATAATGTAATTTTTGCTTCACCAAGTAAATCTAGAATAAGAAACTTACAATCCATAGGGAGAGTACTACGCAAAGGAAAAAACAAAATCAAAGCAATGCTTTTTGATATAGCCGATGATTGTACTCGTAACTCAAAAAAGAATTATACTTTAAATCATTTCATTGAACGAATTAAGATTTACAACTCAGAAAATTTTAATTATGACATAATCACTATACAACTAAAGAAAGATGGGGATTGAAGACGACTTTTACGGAACAATTAAATTTAAAAATGGTGAAGAGATATTTGCCAAAGTAGCTGCTAGTGAAGAAGAAACTAGAACTTTTTTATTAGTTAGTAATCCTATTATGGTTTTTGAAGTTAAAAAAAGAGATGGAACCGTATGTGGATATAAAGTAGAACCATGGCTTAAAACGACCAATGAAGATATGTTTGTTGTAAATATGGATGATGTATTGACTTTAAGTGAATCTTCAGACATTGGAATGATTAATATGTATCAGTCTTTTATAAGACAATCATGTGATCCAATAGGTAATCCATTTACTAATAGTAATAATCATTCTAAACTTAATAGAGAAATGGGATACATTTCTTCTGTATCAGATGCTAAAGATATTTTAGAGAAAATATTCAAGAAAAGCTAAACCCATTTCATCAACCTCCACAAAGGTATTCTACTTGGTTTTTAAAACTTGTCAAGCATTCTTTAAAATGTTATAATATCTACATAATGAGTTAGAGATATATGGCAGTTCAACCAGGTATGACTAAAAGGAAAAGATCTGAACATTACGTCAACAATAAAGAGTTTCTAGCTGCAATTATTGTTCATAGAGATAATGTAGCATTAGCAAAAGCACGAGATGAACCTAAACCTAGGATTTCTAATTATCTTGGTTCTTGTTTTCTAAAGATTGCTACACACTTATCTTTTAAACCAAATTTTGTTAATTATATGTTTAAAGAGGATATGATCTCTGACGGCATTGAGAATTGTGTTCAGTACATACACAACTTTGATCCAGAGAAATCACAAAACCCCTTTGCTTATTTTACTCAAATTATTCACTATGCTTTCTTGAGACGCATTCAGAAAGAAAAGAAGCAACTTGAGATTAAAAATAAAATTCTTGAGAGATCAGGATATTCAGAGGTATTTGACGACAACAATACACTTGACGGAAGTAATTATTCGGAGTACAATCAAATTAAGGATAATGTTCATAGTAAACTTCGTAATCAGTGAAAATTGCTATTATTACGGATCAGCACTTTGGATGTAGAAAGAATTCAAAACTCTTTCATGATTATTTTCTAAAGTTCTATAATAATATTTTCTTTCCTACATTAGAGAAGGAAGGCATTACTACGGTTATTGATATGGGTGATACCTTCGATAGTCGTAAAGGTATTGACTTTTCTGCTTTAACTTGGTCTAAGAATAATTATTATGATCGTCTAAAAGATATGGGATGCAAGGTTCATACTATTGTAGGGAACCATACTGCATATTATAAAAATACAAATGATGTAAATGCTGTAGATCTACTACTTCGTGAGTATGATAATGTAACCGTTTATTCAGAAACAGTTTCTGTAGAAATAGGTGGATTAAATATTCTTCTTGTTCCTTGGATTAATAGTGATAATGAGAAGAAGACTTTATCAATGATTGAAAAGTCAAAGTCTTCTGTATGTATGGGTCACCTTGAACTTAAAGGATTCAGAATCCATAGAGGTTACATTATGGAGACTGGTACTGATGTTAATGTTTTTGATAAATTTGAAAAAGTTTATTCGGGACATTATCATACAAGGTCGGATAATGATAAAGTATATTATCTAGGAAATCCTTATGAGATGTTCTGGAATGATTGTAATGATACAAGAGGATTTCATCTATTTGATACAGAGACTTTAGAACATATTCCAGTTAATAATACTTATACTATGTTTAAGATTATTGACTATGAGGATACACCATATCAGACATTTGATGCTAGAGATTGTGAGAATAAGATTGTAAAAGTTGTTGTAAAGAAAAAAACAGATCAGGTTCTGTTTGAAAAATTTATCGATAAACTTTA